ATGCGATTAAATGGTGTCACAAAGTATACGCTATGACTGACCTTGCGTTTGAAATGATGGAAGACGAAGCACATGACGAAAGTAATTGGATGGTTTGGCTTGATGCTGATACCGTTACAACTAAACGTCTTGATGTAGATAAGGTTGCTTCTTGGTTACCAGATAAGTCTGACCTTGTTCATCTTGGCAGAAAGGATGTGGACTATAGTGAAACAAGCTTTATGGGTTTTAATTTATCTAGTCATAACACTTGTAGCATTCTGGCTGATTTTAGAGGTTGTTACACAATTGGGGAAACTGTTTCATACAGAGAGTGGCACGATGGTTTTATTTTTGAACGACTACTCAATATATACAAAGCACATGGAATGATTACTAATAATCTTTCAGAGAATGCTAAAGGGTTGTCTGCTTTTGCACAGTCCCCATTGTCTGAATACTTTACACATTTTAAAGGCAATCTAAAAAAGAAACTAAGTAAGGACACAGTAGCCCCGGATGTTACAGGTCCTAAAAGATATAAACAACTAGCAGATATTATCAGACATTACAAACCTTCTAAGATTGTAGAAACTGGTACATGGAATGGTGGACGTGCTATTGAAATGGCATTGGCTGCTTTTGAAAACTCTAAAAAAGTACACTATACAGGCTTTGATTTATTTGAAGAAGCAACAGATGCTTCAGATGAATATGAAATGAACAGCAAAGCACACAACATGGTAGAGGCTGTAGAGAAAAGACTAAAGCAGTTTGGTGAAGTAATGGCAAAGTCAGGTAAAACATTTACCTTTGAACTACATAAAGGTGATAGTAAGTTAACAGTACCTGCTTGTGAGTCAGTAAAGAAAGCAGACTTTGCTTACATTGATGGTGGACATTCATATGAAACTGTCAAGGCTGATTATGATAATCTAAAACATATTCCTATTCATGTACTAGATGATTACTTTACAGAAGACAAGGCAGGTAATCTTCCTAAAGAAGAACATCTTGGTGTTAACAAACTAGTAAAAGAACTTACTGCATATGGTAAAGTAATTCTTCCTAGTACTGACCCTGTTCTTGGTGGAGGTATTACACACCTATGTTTTATTGCTAATAAGAAAGGTATTGAGAAACTTCCTGAGAAACTACTACGTGTACCTATTGTAGTTACACCTAGAGATTCAAGGCCACAGCCTGAGATTATAGAAAACATAAAAGAAAACATGAAGCTGATTAAAGATTATGATTGGCTAAAACATGGCAAGATAAACAACGAGACAGCATTCATTGTCTCTGGTGGTGATTCTGTAGATTTTAATTTATTAAAAAGTAAAATAGCAAAAACAAATGGTAAGGTATTCTGTGTTAAGCACAGCTATCCTAAACTAATCGAGAATGGAATACAGCCTTTTGCTTGTGTTATTCTTGACCCTAGACCGATTGATGGTACTAGTACACATGGTGTAGTTCGTAAAGAACTATTTAAGATTGTAGACAATCAGACACAGTTTCTGGTTGCGTCTATGACTGACCCTTCTGTTACAAAGTATCTAATTAAGAAAGGTGTAAACATCAAAGGATGGCAAGCATACTCAGATGCTATACGAGATACTAGCGTAAAAGATAAGCTTGTAATAAACAAAGATGTAGGCATCCCGGAAAATTCTACTATGGTTACAGGTGGTACTTGTGCGGCTATGCGTTCTATTTCTATGGCACACATACTAGGTTTTAGAAACTTTGAACTGTTTGGTTTTGATTGTTCTATTCCAGAGGTAACAGAAGAAATGAAAAAAGAAACTGTATCTCTTGAAGGTGAGAAGACAAAGCCTAAATACTTTAGAGTAGAAACAGGTGGCAATAAGTTCTGGACTACAGGTGAACTACTAGCTATGGCACAAGACTGTGAAAAACTATTTGACAATAAAGAAATAGATATAGGTTTTGTGTTTAATGGTGAAGGTACATTATGTTCACAGGTATTCAAGGATTCAATGAGAGGCAAAGAAACAACTTACAGAGAGTTGATGGATGTCATCGCAGCTTAACGAAAAGCAAGAACAGTTCTGCCAAAACTATGTCCTCAGTCGAAACGCTACAAGGGCGGCAAAGGCTGCAGGATATAGTGAGGCATCTGCCTACAACCAAGGTCATAGACTTCTACAAGAAGAACGAATACAAGAAAGACTAAAAGAACTTACTAATGAAATGGTGACCAATGTAGATGTGGTCAGCGAGATTGAAAAGCAGTACGAGGTTGCACGTAATGGTGGACATGGTACTACTGCTTTGAAGGCATTAGAATTGCTGTCACGTGTACGTGGGAATAATACTGATGTAGAAGAACAGACAGCAGAAAGCCTAGAGGAAGACATAATTGGTATTATGCAAACTCTAGGCTTTGAACAATGCTTTACACTTTTTGCTGAAGCTTTTCCCTCTGAATTTAACGAGGACGAAGAAGAAGATGATTTACTTCTTACCGAAGAACTTAGTAGCACTACGGACACCGAAGCTGGCAGCCACGATGACACCTAAACTATATTGATACCATTCTGGCATCGTTTCAAGCTGTGCAAAACCATTAGCTACTACTTCTTCCATACCCGGAATGAAGGCTAAAATTAATGGGATTGAAAACAGAATTACCAGCCATTCGTCTTTCCAACTTGACGAAGAAGCACGTGCCATTTCCAAATCCCAATCAATTTCCCCAGTGGCTTTTTTCTCCATGATTGTAGCTTCAGCTTTTGCTTTAGCTACCTTTGCTTCTGATTCAGCTTTTGTCTTTTCTACTTTTCCTTTTAACCATGTTCCAGCAAGTTCTGAAATAGGTCCTAGCAGGACATTTAACATTTTTATACTCCGATGTTTGTGCGATTATAATACCTAGCATTATTCAGGTATAGTATTTTTAATATAAATTATATCTAAACCAGCAGAAACTTCAACATTAGCAGACCCAGCATCAGCTATTGCCCTTACTTCAATATCAGTTTTTTCTGTAAATTTTAAAGGAAATCTATAAACCTGATTTATGTCTCCACCATCAACTTGTATACCAAATTTATCTTTTACTTGAAAAACTTCTCCAAAAGGACGTGCAACAACAGTTGCTGTTAATAACTTATTTGAGGTTGTACAAGCAGCAGTGACATGACTTTGATAAAGATAGGCAGTATAACCTGCAGGTACTGTCCATAAAGCCATTAGAGTTTGTCCATCTCCTACTGCAACTGTTGCATATTTATTTGCAGGAACACCTGCAGTTACTGTACCAGTTCCAGCATAAATAACACCTGCATTAGTACCACCACTACCTGCACTACGAACAACCATACGATTAATACGTAAATATTCTTTTGTTGTATTTACAGCAGTCTGTCCATTCAATGTTACTATTTCATTAATTTCATTATAGTTTTCATCTAGACCAAAAAGTTCCACTGTTTCGGCACCTGTACTTCCCTCGTCGTCAGCAGTACTGGAGCTAGAAACTTTAAGAACTGTAGCAGCAGATAGATATGAATACAAACCACCCTCTGCCCAAACAGTTTCTAAAGAGTCGTCTATATCAGGATTAAAACCAAACTTAAAAATTGTTTTATGAAAAGCAATCTGACCTCTTGCAATCTGCAACTCAAAAGGTTCATGCTTTCCAGTGCGTGTCATTGAGCTAGGCGTACCCATTAGAACTCTCCGTTATGCATTGCGTTAGAAAGTTTTACAGCCCGTCCTTTGACCTGCCTAGCCCATCTGGAATCGAGCATTTCTTTGGCAGCTACGTCAAACTGTTTTTCATGTATAGCATTCCACATCTTTACAAATTTTTTCAGACGAGGCACACCCATATTAAAAGCCATGTCCATTAATACAAGCTGTCGTACAGCATCAAGTTCTTCGACACATGGGTGGGCCTTGCAAAGCTCTTCTTCAACAACTTCAATGTCATTGTTAGCGAGGTACTTGGCATCGCCCTCACAAATTCCATCTGAATACACATATTCGATGGACGGGTAATCCATGTAGTCCAGTTCATCTTTTGTAATCCCACGGTCTTCTAGGTTTCTACCAATTCCTATTGTGTCAATACCTAGTGAATCTTTGTATACATGAAGAACCATTCCTTCATGCTCAATCAACTTCTTGATAAAGTGTTCTCTACTATATTTCATTTCTTTGCCTCATGTCCCATCCAGATTGCAAAGGCACCAGTCATGGCACCCATTACTACAGATACAAATCCTGCCTGAACCGCATTGGGATCGGGCAAATGCATGAACCATTCCGCACAACGCCACGCCATAATACTAAACATGATTGTCATAAACCGTGGAAGAACCTTCCACTCCATCAATTTGTCAGCAGCCATTATGTAGTTACCGTCGATACAGGTTTGAAGATGTCAAGACCTGACATTTTTGGTACTTCTTTTCCTGTTTTTACATTAATGATACGACCATCAGGAAGATACAGCAAACCCTTTTCTTTGTCGAAGCGACCACCAATAGGGCTGGTTCCTGTGCCAATTAAGCTTGTGTAAATATCTTGCTCAGATGTTGGAACTTTAGTTCCGGGACCAATACCCTTTGCGTAATAATCTTTTTCTGCTTGTGTCATTTCGGCAGGAGCCGCTGGCTCGTCTGGTGCAGAGGGAGGTGCGGGAGTACGAGGCGTATCTGGATCGTCACTGGTATCGGGGGGAGCAAAAGGATTTTGTCCAAAGCCTGTATACACCATAGGCTCACCTCCTGTAAGACTAGCAAGTATGCCACCAAGCCCCAAAGGATTTGTTGAGTGAGTGTATCCCGACATACGACCACGAGGATCGTATTGATACATACCAATAGTTTTGCCTTCTTTTACATCTTCAATAAATTTATTTTCTACCCAGCTACGATCTTCTTCATTTTTGTTAGAAAGAAAATCTGCAAGAGCCTGATCTTGTTGCTGGCTTTGATCATCGTCTTCGTCTCCACTACCAACAAAATCTGCAACATCTACCTGACGTTTAGGTTCTGGAGGCTCTGGTCTATTACCACTAGATACATTCCTAGCTTCAAAAGGGTCTTGAAAAAAAGCAGGTAAGCCCATTGGCCCCGGCGTACCAGCACCTCCAAGCTCCTTCAAGGTCTTACCTTCCTTTGGTGTGATCCACGCAAGCATATGCTTCTGACCATTG